CCTCAACGTCCCCTGTAGGGAAGTATTGGATGCCGTCTCCTGTGATGTTGCCGTGTTTAACGGTCATCCTGCAAAGTGTATCTTCGTTGGATTTCTCCCATTTTGCGGAGAACATCTGCGAAAGCCGTTCGTAAACAGGTTGCAGGTCGGTTCGACCCTCCATGTCGGTGTAGTTTACCGCCATCCTGTTAGTATAAATCGTCGTGACTTTACGCATTACGTTTGGGTGGATAAAGTTCAGAAACGGCGGATACTCGCCGTCAGTCTCAAGACCCTCCCATTGTTTGCCGAGAAAGAAGTTCCAACACATATTTGTGCGGTTCACCAGATTCTTGGTGTCGATATAATCGAGTCCTTTCTGGTATCTCCGCCAGAATTTTGTGCTTTGAGCGATTTCAGCCATTATTTAACCTCGCTTATTTTAACTTGCCCCGCAGAAGTGCCGTCGTATCGCATGAGATTGTTCCATTTCTGTATCTCCTGTCGGTCTTTTCTCGTCATCTCTGGCTTCTTCTTTGGTTTTGGTACATTGAACATCGGTACTTCTGCTTTTTTGTCATCAACTTCAGCGATTCTCATCCCGAACTTAATGTAAAAGCATGGAGCAATTACCGCATAAATGACCAAAATAACGAATAATATGTTAAAAAGCATCGCTCCCCCTTATATATCTTTCTCTTACTCTTTCTCTTACTCTTACTCTTATCGGACATGCGGTGGACATTGTCCTAATAAAGAGGACATTGTCCTATTAGACTACGTTTATTTGTCTCCCAACACCGCGTTTTTTCTCTCCTGTCTGCTCATACGGCAGATGCCACCCTGTAGCCTCCGCCATTTTCCGCAGAACGCGTCCTTTTCTCGAATAAATCAGCCTGTCTAAAGCCATTGACATAGCATCGACCATATCATCGTGTTTGTCGTTCGGAAATCTTGCGCATTGTTCAACAAAATCGTGCGTCCATTTCCTGTCTCTCGGCAAATACACATTACCCGCTTCAATCGCGAAAGAAACGGCATTAACGCGGGCTTCTTTTGATTTGTCTGGTTTTACAGGTATCAATCCTACGACTTCGTTACGCAATACGTTTAAGATTGCAGTACCGTTCGCCGCATCTTCGATATATGTTCCGCCAAGTCGTGGATATTTTGCCCTCATAATCCGCAGTTTTCGCACAGTTCCTGCAAAATCGAGGTGTTCATTCACTAAATCGACAAGATAAAGCCGATTTTCGCGCTTGCCCCAGACTTCCATAGCGACATAGTCGTTTCTCTCATTGTCCTTGAACGTCGCGTCGAGCGTGATTATCATCTGGTCAAACTTGATTTTGCCCTCTAAGTAGTCTTCGACGTTGTAATACTGCCACCATTCTTTTTTTAAGATATTGCCCTCTGCAATACTTGGATGCCCTTGGTAAAGTGCCTCCCAAGAACGAAGCCCGCCACCAGATTCGTCATCAATATCTCCTGCAATATAGGCTTTCTTGAACCATTCGAGCCACTTATCGCCTTTTTTTATCTCTGGGCAGAGTGCTTCGCCAAGAGAGTTTTCTGTAGCGGGTCTTCTGCCAAGAGGGTCGTCGGCAGACACGCACTCACATTCATAATTTACATATGTCGTAATGTCTGCCCGTCTTTGCAGGATTCTGCCTGCCAAATCATCCTCATGCCAACGTGTCATGATAAGAATGATTTTAGAGCCTGCCTGCGTACGGGTCTCTATAGAATCTGTGAATTCATTCCATATCGAGTCCCTTGTACGCTCTGAATCAGCCTCTCCACGGTTTTTAACAGGGTCGTCGATGATTATAAGGTGCGCAGGGTTACCTGTCAGACCAGAGCCAATACCTTTGCTTATCATGCCGCCTTTATGACCGTTAATAAGAAAGTCCCTTGACTGCTGTTTCTGCGGGTCTACTTCTACGCCGAATATATTGCCGAACTGCTTTATCTTCTCAAGATTTCTCTTGCCGAAACGCCCTGCAAGGTCGTCTCCGTAGGAAACTTGTATCACGTTCTTGTCTGGGTTCTTCATCAGAAACCATGACGGGAGAGTTTCGGTTATAGTAGTTGATTTGCCATGCTGTGGAGGCGTAGAAATAATCATTATTTCGTATGCCTTATCTGTAGGCTTTTCAATAAATTCCTGCACCCTGTCGCACAGGTCTTTATGAAAACGCGACGGATTCCACTTTATGTCCTTTTCCGTCGCGTTTGGATTGTTCACATATGCTTGGTTGTGAACGTGAAAACAGTAATTCTTATATATGCCTTGAACAGCCTGCAAATAGGCTTTCTCTGGCTTCATTGGTCTACCGCGTTTCTGTACGCCGTAATAAGCCATTTATTTCTCCCCCATAGAGTCAACACCAAGATGTAGTGATACCTTTCATTAAATTTTGTAACGCACGAAAAACAACCCTATGAGGTCTGCGCTTTTGGCTGAAGACCGTGGAGTCGAACCACGATTCCGAGGTTCAAAGCCTCGTGTCCTCCCATTGAACGAGTCTCCAACAAAAGACCCGCCATTTTGCACTTAATGTATAAGTGTGGCGGGGACTATTCTATAATTCTTTGTCGGTGGGCGGGCGGTGTTGGACTTGCACCAACTCGAAGAGACGTTAAGCAGGATGTCTATCGCGCTTCTGGTAGCAGTACCGCCCAAGTTGCGGAGGCTTGTCCCCCTCCGCAGGGATAAGAAAGGAGGACTGTCAATGACAGCCATATGAACAAGAGATTATTTACACATCTCCAGTGCTTTCAGTGCCGTTTCAGCATCAGCCACGACCTGTATGTTCGTCTGGTGCTGAATCTGTTCTGGCGCGTCGGATAACCCGTGCTGTGCTTTCAGCAGGAATATGTTGCCTACAACATTCCCCGCTTTGCCCGCTACACACGCCTCTTCCCGTTGCTGTTGCGTCAGCAGATGACAGTATTCGACTATTTCTGACCAAGGCTTCAGCGACAGGACTTCGCCGTCTTCCGTTACCCACTCTTCCGCGTCGAGCGGAATATCGTTCGCTAACTTGTATTCCTCTATGCCCGCGTCGAATTCACCGTCTCTCATCTTGTACCAAGAACGCTGGGGTATCTCGCTCGCTAAAATAAAGCCTGCAATCGTCAAGGGTTTTCCCAAGTCATTTTGTTCAGAAATATAATTTTGGATGCGCTCAATAAAAATGCCCTGCTTCTGGGGGGCATATGGGGAACTCTCCCTCTTAGCCCTAACAAGGTTTCTCGCGCTCTCCATTATCTCTGAGCGGGCGTTCTGTATAGCCGCATAGTCGGCATTTCTGCTGTTCGGGTTTCGTTTCATGTCGTTTTATAGAAAAATTTTAGTGGGTGTTCCGCGCAAGACACTCGCCCCACCCTCTCTCTCTGCGCGCGGGCGGTCGGATGGGGGAAACGTTTGTTCCTATATAAACATATGTTTGAAGCGGTATGAGAACGAGCGTTCACCTCACCGCTACCATATTCTACCAATTTCTCGTACTCTTCTTTTTATGCGAGTGTGAATAGGGCTATTCACTTTTGAATAGGATGTCCACACAAGGCAAGCGGTGCAGTCAGTGAACCGAGAACAACGGACGCGATGCAATACTGCATTAATAACGATGCACTACTGCATATATACTATAACATGGAAATATACGGAAATAATACCAATATGTAAATACGCATAGGGGATAATGCAATAACGCATTTTTTGGGGCTTTTGGCATACTTGTTATGTATACATTATACATTCATATTGGATACTTGACAAGTAGGGCATGTGTGGTATAATGTTAGTGTCAAAAGATGCAAGGCAGACAGCCAAAGAATGACGGCAACGTGCAGACTCATCAACTGACGCGAAAGTTGTTACCAATAAATACCACAAAAAAACTTAAAAAAGGATACTTGACAAGTATGCAAAATGTGGTATAATGAAAGTGTCAAAGGGGCAGTGCAAAGGCAACAAGCCAAAGAATGACGGCAACATGCAGACTCACGCGCCACCGCGACAAGAGCAAGTTATTTCAAAATATACACTTGACAAGTATAGAGAGGTGTGATATAATAAAGGTGAAAAAAGACAAGTTATCACTCATGTAGAAATTCGTTAATGCTTATATACTTAACAAGTATAATATAAAAGGCAGGTACATTATGACTTAGCATATACAATGCGCTAAAACTGAATAAAGCCATGCAAGCGTGATATAAAACTGCGATGAGACGCGCCATGATATGAGCGGTTAAGTTTCCCATAACTTCGTTGAGCGGTGGAGACGCAGAGCCATTGTTGAAGAGATTGTACCTAAATCTGAAAATCTCGGGCTACTAAAACTGTAGGATTAACTGACTTGCACTGTGGTTGGTACATGGAAACATGGGACTATTGGAATGGTTCGGGTTCGATTCCCGAAAGTCCCCGAACAACAATCTATATCCATATAACGAAAGGAGTACATTATGGACACTATCAAAAGATGCGTAGAGTGCGGTGAACTGTTTAACACGGACAATGAGAACTACATTGTCAATGCAAATGGTGACTACGTCTGCGAAGACTGCAAAGACGAATTCTACTTCCTTTGCGGAGACTGCGACGAATGGCATCACATTGACGAATCGGTCTTAGTTGATGACAGTTACTACGTTTGCGAATCGTGCGCTGATTGGGGCTACTATCAGTGTGAAAATTGCGGTGGTTACTACTCGCGCGACTACATCGTAGTAACTCGCGATGGCGACTACATCTGCGAAGACTGCGCGCAGAGGTATTATGTTTACTGCGATGAGTGCGGTGAATATGTGAGTGAAGACTCATACGACTACGATTATGAAATGTGCGATGAGTGCGCAAACAAGAGAATCATCAAACCGTACCATTGGCACAAAGGAGACGCGCCGACTTTCTTCGGTGACGGCAAGTATTTCTTCGGTGTTGAATGGGAACTGATGCTCAGACATGGTTATTCTGATGACCATGCGCGCGAACTAAGAGACATCCTTGGCGATAGAGCATACTTTGAAGATGACTGCACAGTTGACTTTGAGTGCATCTTTCAGCCCCATACATTTGAAGAACTTGTAAACAGTGAAGAAATCAAGAGGGCTTTTGAGTATGCAAAAGAGCATATGATGAATGACGACTGCGAAGAATCGGGACTGCATGTGCATGTATCGCGGACTGCTTTTGGTGATACAGAAGAAGAGCAAGACGATAACATCGCAAAGTTAATCGTACTGCACACAAAAGGCTACGCATACGATATGCTCAAAAAACTCTCAAGACGGACTGACCATAGCGCAAGATGGGCGCGCGGTTTCTCAAAAGGCGAAAATAAAGACGCGACTCTTGAATACGCAAAACAGTACGTTAAGTATCGCGACAATGACCACAACGTGGCTATCAACTGTGGTAACCGCGCAACTGTAGAGTTCAGACTTGGCGCGGGTACTGTAGACTATGACAACTTCGTTGCATGGGTAAGCATCATAAAAATGCTTGTAGAGAAATGCAAAACCATCTCATTGGAAGATGCAGACAACTTCTATGTATGGTTTGAAGACGCTGACGATACTGTTAAACAGTACATGGCGATGCACGGTGTAATTTGGGAAGAACCGATTGATATAACTACTGACAACTATAGGATTATCATAGACAGACTGTGCGACAAGATTAACGAAAATCTCAGAGCGCAGAACATGGACGCGCTAAACCACGAAGTGATGCTCGCACTGATAGCAGGTGCAGGTCAGCAGACAAGAGCGTCACTCGGTTACTATTAAATAGATTGGAGGCGATACAATGTGTATTATCGTATATAAACCGACAGGCGAATTATGCCCGTCATGGAAGACATTAAAGACTTGTTTTGAGAACAATCCCGATGGTTGTGGGTTCATGTATGCGGAAGATGACGCGGTTCATATCCACAAAGGGTTCATGTCATGGCGAAAGTTTAAGACTGCTTTCAAGCCGTTGAAGAATCGTGTGGATATTCCCATTGTGATGCACTTTAGAATCACAACGAATGGTGGGACTGCACCGCAGAACACTCACCCATTCCCATTGACTGAAAGCCTTGGTGAATTGAAAGCGTTAGACTTCGACTGCGAGGTCGGAATCGCGCACAATGGGATTATCAAGATGACATCTCATGCGACAAAGGAAAGCGACACGATGGAATTCATACGGAAGTATGCAGGGCTGATTGTTACCTCGCCAACATGGTACTACAACGCGAATAGAAATCGCGCACTCGCAGAACTGATTGGTAGCAAGATGCTTGTTCTGTCAAAAGATGGTCATGGCGAGATTGTAGGCGATGGTTGGCTACATGAAGATGGGATATGGTACTCTAACTCTTCGTTTGAGGGCTACTCTTGGACTAAATACTTGGGAAGTTCATCATACAACTACACTCGCCCTACTGCAACGTACAGTGAACCGATTTATTCAAATTGGGATTCTGACTATAACGCTTGGGAAAGCGAGTGTGAAAGAGACGGAAGACCATCATACTGTAAGTATTGGGCTTATGATGACCCATCACTGCAGTGCATTGAATGTAAAGACAACACATGGTGTTGGGGTGAAGATGAGTTAGTCAAAATGGGAGTGTATGTATAAGGAGTGATTGTATGTGGGTTTTAGATAACGGAGCATTGGAAATGCTACCCTTTTTCGGGGTAATAATCTACTTTTTAGTAACGCATAAAGATGATTGAGAGGAGTTGATAGCATGTATAAGAAGTTCAGGGTTAGATTTGAGGACACTTGTGGTGATGAGAGTTTCATCGGTATTGTTGAAATTGATGAAACCTACGATGAGTACAACGTAATCAATGTGGGTTTTAATGAACTCGTTGACGGATACAACGAAGACGTTGACGCTTCGCTTGAAGCGTATCTGTATGAGAACTATCAGTATGTTGATGGTGTGACAGACTTTTGGGTTGAGCGCATACCGATGATTGATTTTACGATTGAATGGTGAGGTGAGCGATATGACAGATGAAACGATGAGAGTATTAGCAGAACTTATGGAACGGTTTGACAACAATAGAGAAGAGACAGAAGCGTTTATGAACGAGACTGACCATGAGGACTACACGCTTGAGGAACGCAGGTACGACGAGGGCTACACAAATGCCCTGCTTTGGGCAAGTCTGACTATTGGCAAAATGATGTTCGGCAAGGAGTGATTGTATGATTAAGTATATCAAGATTATTAACTATACGTGTGGAGATTCGCTTAAAACGCAAGTAAACAAAATCTTTGACGAGGGGCTGATGGATAAAAACACACGGCTTTACTTTGCAAACAGTAATTGTCTAACGACAAAGGAAATCCGTGAGATGCTTCGTTGGTTTGAAATCAAGACAGACGATGACTTTAACAAAGAAAATATCGTATTTGCTCCAAAAGAGTGGATATTAAGGCAGAATCATATAAATTATTAAGGAGTGATTGATATGAAGAAATTTACAGTTAATTGCATTGATATTTGGACAGAGGGGAACACAAACCCGTTCCGCCTTGACTGTATCGCTTACAAGAACGGCGACGTTCGTTGGTGGATTCACGAAGAATATTTTGACAGTAATGTTTCCACTTATGACCACATTGACTTTGTTGGAACATACGCAGAGTGCCTTGATGTAATGAACAAGTACCTTGAGTTCAAAGTAAAGGAGTGATGCCGGTGATTGGTTTGATTGGAGAATACGCGATTATGGTTGTCGCGATACTATTGATGTTTTATTTCACTGGTGATTGAAAGGAGAATGAATATGTTATATGAATATTTTGATGCAAACGGTGTTGTTTATGGCACAAAGCCTATCTATGTGAACGGAGAGCCAACAAACCCATTTGTCGGTATGTTGGACATTACCCGCGAATACAATTTGACGTGCCTGTCCTACAGAATTAAATGTGTAGATGTGAGGTGAACAAAATGGCAGGATACAGTAACGAAACAATTAGGTTGTATGAAACAAGCGGTGCAATACAGTGTGTTGCAGATTGGCTTGAGGGTAAAAATACAGACGGAAACATTACGGAGCGCGAACACATGATGTTAAGCGATATTCTCGCTGAACTTCTTTCCGCGCCATATTTGGAGGTGTAAACATGAAATACAAGGCAATAAAGCCGTCAAACGAGACGGAACGCGACATGCTTTATCAGTTGCAGTTGTTCTATGATACCGCAAAGGAATACGACGATTACAGCGAGTACAGCCCAATGGTTCTGTTCGCTAACTGCGTGTTTGGCAAAGGAAAACATGTTGGTATAAGGAATGGATTGGTTACACTATTTAAGGAGGCTGAGTAGATATGGCAATAATGATGGTTACTGAACACAGTCACATTTATAGCAAAAACGACCCTCTGTTTTCTAAAAGGTATGATGTGTACTATGAGTCTGGCAGACACCGCATTTACTATGCGTATAATGTCCCGTCAACTGTTGAAAAGTTTATGAAAGATAAAGATGAAAAAAATTGGAGAGAGGTGAAATAATATGAAGTTTGATGTTGAATATTGGGTTGACGATTGGGGTTGGTGTTACATTGATTCCTTTGATAGCAGAGAAGACGCGCGTGACTTTATCAAGTTGGAATCAGAGCGCGACGAATACATGACTCGCACCACAGGCATGTGTCATATCGTTGAGTACAGAATTGTTGAGGTGAAAAGCGCATGAAATATATACGGAAGAACAAGTATGTTGTAGTTACAGAAGACAATCAGTTTGCAATCGTAAAGGTTGATAACAGATGTTACCACATCAAACGCATCAATGATGGTCATTGGGGCATGGGAGAATACATTGTTGATTCAGATGGCGACGTGGCGATGTTCTTTTGGCTGAAAACCGCAAAGGAATACATCAAGAACAACTTCTATAGCGGACGCGACTACGATGTTGAGATTTGGGGCAGGAGCAATTCAATTATTCTGTCAATCAAAGATAAGCCATTGTACTTCGGTAAGATTCGTTCAACGAGCATGAAAAGCGCAAAGGAACTCGCTTGGAAGTTGTTTAAGGAATCTGACGAGCGCAAATGGTTGCGCAGGGCTGATGTCCGCATTGAATGTGAAAGGAGTTGATAGTATGAAAGTTGTTATCAAGGAATACGATGAGTACCCACGTATTGAAGAAGTGGACGCGATTACGTTAGAGTATATGCAGGAAGTTGTTGGCGGTTACATTGAGCACTTGTCACTTACGGACACGATAGATATGTGGTTCAACGAAGAGGGAAAGTTGATTCCTCTGCCAACAAACATATTCATGGTTGATGGGGTGAAAGTCATTGACACGATTCAAGGCAACATTCTGTTTACATCGTGTGACGATGATGGTAACACGATTGGTCTTGATGAACGCGACATTGAAAATATTATTGATTGGGGCAAACGATTAGATGGTGGGTATATCTGCGACGACCCTGTCCTTTGCGATGGGGTTCTGAGATTCTTCCCGCTTCTCGATGTTAAAGAATTTTAGTAAGGAGTGATATTATGATTAAATCTACAGATAAAAGTGTTGCTATAGCAGGTAATCCTATTGATGTGATGCAGGACTTTGTAAATATTACAAAGGCGGTTCGTGGTTTGTTTTCTGAAAAACTTGGCAAGGACAGGGCTAATGAAGTCATATCCCTATGCGGTAGAATCGCGTTTGCAGAAGACACCGCAGAGGAAGAAATGTATATGGAACGTCTTGCAGATGTTCTGCTAAAGCGAGAACTTGAAAGCAATAGTTGACAATCCGTTGGTTATATACTATAAAGGTATAGGAGGTGAGTAAATGAGTAAATACAACGGATTAACACCGTCACAGCATGAGGCAAATAAGC